TCATACTTTTTAAGGAATTCATTGCGGAACTTAATCATATCACGATTACCTGAATCCGCATGACGACGATGCACTTCAACTGCAATATGACCAACGTTATTGTAGATCCAATCAAAGTTTTCTTCTGTTAAGATATCGTACTCTCCACCTTCACAATCAATTTTGAGAAAGTCGATTTTTTCTATACCATAATGTTCAATAAATTCTTTAAAACGAAAACGCTTAAAATCTCCGGAACTATCACCATCGTAGATATGAGTAATATGATCGTCGTTATTCATAATAGCAGCATGACACGGAACCACTGGTGATTCAACCGCATTAATAACATAAGGAAGAGTATTCTTTATTGCCGTTTTTAATAGATGCTGATTTGGTTCAACCATATATACTTTACTTGCACCGGAGTCGAGAGCATAACAACTGAACATACCAACACAAGTACCAACATCAACTACGACGTCACCTTCTTTTACTTGACCCCACCATTCATAATCCTTAGTAATAAAGAATTCTTTTCTCATGTTTGCTACATGATCCATGTCAAGAAAGCCCATGTCCATATTTTTGTTTAGCGTTTTGTGATTCATAATTATATCCTATTAGTGTATTAGTTGACTTCCTTCCGCAACTAACCCATCTATCATATCAAATGTTTGGTCGCCGTGTCCTGACTTTATTAAATCAACGACGGTCGGAAATTCTGTTTCTGTTTCAACTGTCAGTGTAGATAGCTGTCTTTGTTTTTTGGGTGGGAACATATCTTCTATATAATTACGAGCAATTCTTTCAGTTTTAAAACTGCAAACATTTGTCATACCGAAAGGGTTGTTAGCCGCAAAGGTTGCATAGATTCTGCCATCATCCTCCATGCCGAGGTCATATCCATTATATGTACCAATAAACACGCCCATGTTTTCATCCGTTATTATGTACCTTATCTTTTTCATAGAGCTCTTTATATGTTGACCTTACAGCTTTAAAATGATCATTGTAATCAGCGGGCTCGAACTCAAACACTTGAGGTTCATTATCGTCAACTCCAATGAAGATCACTCCTTTCTTTACTTTGTTACCAGTCATTTCTTCAAATGCTTTTGCGTAGAAGGATACTTGCATATAATAGTTTAGAATCCATTCTTCTTTCTTTGGCTTCCTTGATGTCTTAAAGTCTACGACAGCAAGTTCTCCATTCCATTCACAAATACAGTCAACCTGACCTGCGGTTTGTAATTCGTCAGAATAGAGGAAACACTCCTGGTACCAAATATTATTTATTCGTTCATCCAAGATAGGTTTCATTGTGTTGAATAGATGAACATTGGCAGGCATATGTTTTTTCGCAAAATCTGGGTCGTTATCTAAATAATCTTCGCAGAGTTTATGAACGGCAGTACCACGTCGAGCAGCTTGAGTTGAAATTTTATCCGCTTCTGCATGACCAACACGATCTCTCCATTTTTGTATATCCTCTTTACCGAGAATACCTAAGACAGTCGTAACTGAGGGATAACCAGCACCAGACGGAGTTTGGTAAATACGCGTTTACCATCCACTGAAGCTCTTGTTAATTTTTCGAGGACAGGAGCCTCTGAGTTGTGTTCAAATAATTTCATAATATAATCCAATAAGTTAAGTTGAAAGGGTGGCCTTGCGACCCCCCCTTCGATTTAAGCCACCATACGAGGCTTTAGAGCGGTTGTCTCCTTTGCTATAATATATTCTTTAACTAAACCACTTCTTACGATATCTTCAATTCCAAATTGAACTATCTTAAAAGAGTGGCTCATACGAGATAGGACTTTGAGGAAATCCTGAAGTCCTGAGTTGTCATGTTTGTGTCTAGTTCCAGCAAGATCATCCTGAGCAGTATCACCACAGAATATGATTCGTGACGAATCTCCGACTCGAGTAATAATACTATCGAGTTCGTGATAAGTCATACTTTGACATTCATCTACAATAATAATAGAATTATCAAACGTTAAACCTCTAACGAACGACGATGTCATAAATTTGACTGAAGACTTTTGAGATAAGATACTCCATGCGTCTCCTCGGCCAAATAAGTCGTTTATAATATCGGAATAAGGTACACTATATAAAGCTTCTTTCTGCGCTAGAGTACCAGGCATGAAACCTTGTTCTCTTGTTTGAACTGCAGAACGAACAATTATAACTTGATGGTAATCATCGTTACTTAATATATCACATAAGCCTAGATAAAGACCACACATTGTTTTTCCTGTACCTGCCGTACCAATGGCAGCGATATTATACCCAGCATTATAACTATCGAACATTTCACCTTGTGTATCCGTTAAGGGACGAATCTGATTCATGCTGAACTTAGAATCCATTCTTGAACCCTCCTTTTCCCTTCGTGACATTTTTTTATCCTTTAGTGATATACGACGTGCTCTTGACATAAAACCTCCTTTGCATCAACAGATGTAAGAAGCAATTAGAATTACTTCCAATCGTTGATTTTGTTTCCAGTGTATGATTTGTTTTGTTTCATTGATGTAAGTAAATCACGAAAACCTTGGTCGGGTTTTGCTCGACCTAACCGTGCACTATCAATTAACGGTACGGAGCCGGTTATGACCTGTTGGATTTGGGGGTTGTCTTGTAGGTAGACTTCGCGGTCAGCCATCTTCATAAACTTATCGAAGATATCACCTGAGCCGTCTTTGTTTTTAAATGAGTAGATTGGCATCTAATATATTATCCTAACATTCATATAATTATTTATACGATTGACTCATAGATTTCTTTCCAATTTTTAACTTTTATTATATCATTATTAATATAGTCTTTATTGAAATCGTGTTCTATTAAAATTGATCTGAGACCCAGATCAACTCCGCATTCAGCATTGAGAGGTTTATCTTCGACCCAAATACATCCGCTATCTTTATAAGGTAATAGACCTTCGTCTTTATCAGCTCCACAGTCCAAACATATTAGTTCTTCAAACACGCCTTTACCAAATAGTCTTTCAAGATTTTCCATTCTTGCTTTCTTGGCGTATTCATCTTTTGATAAAGAAGTAATACAATGAAAGACATATCCTTCACTGTGTAATCTTTTAACGTATTTAATTGCGTCTCTTAAACCAGGTAGGAATCCAATCCTTGCAGATTCATTAAACTGTCTTACAAGTCTCTTCGCGGAAGATTTTTCAATACCAAATGTTGCTTCAATATCATAAACGCCTTCAGTTGCAACTTTATAGCCATTCTCTGCCATCCACTTGTAGAAGCTGTATTTCCAATCAAGGAGAACACCATCACAATCTACGAGGATTAGTTTGTCTTTTCTGTGGTCCATATTATTCCTGTTTATTATCAATTTATACAACTATTATAACAAACAATTGACCGGATGTCAATGGTTTTATGAAAGAAAAGTTCTTTTATCAGAGAATTTCTGCTTTTGGAGGTCTTTCCTTGCCTGGTTCTTCTTTTTCTTTTGTTTCCGATCTTGTATCTTCGGTTCATACCAATCATCAGAATGAATGGTTGATTTGCTCCGCCGAGGCATGATGCATTTCCTTATTACTTAAAGTTAAGTGGATCTGTGAATAGTGTTGGAAAAGCTAATTCCAATGTTTTCTTTGTAAGCCCTTTAATTGGAGTATGAGAAATCATATTCTCTGATAACATATTTGCATCTGGAATGTATAAGTCTTCAAGTAATTGAATAAACAATGCTTCTCTTCTATTCTTATTGAGGTTATCGTATCCACCGCCTTTAAAGAAAATTCTCAAACGTCTTGCTTCTCTATATAACATAGTTTCAAGATCGACGAGTCTATTCTCTTTGAATGGTGGTTTCGTATCAGGTACTAAGAACTCAATATCTTTGTCGTAAATCAAACGAAGTACTTGTCTTAGTGGTACGGTGTCGTGTTTTTGTAAGTGCTCGACTTTTTCCTTTACACTTTTTGCCGCAGCTGTATTAATTATATCTGAGATTGCTATTCTTAACATATTAAAAATCCTGTATATCACCAACCAAATTTTTCAACTTTTGCTTAATGAAGTAATTGAATAAGTGAGACCTTCCCACCTCTTCTTGGTTATTATAAGCCTCAAGAATATTATCAACAAACTCTTGAGGTATCATAGTAAGATCAATCATTTGTTTATTACGATTGAACCTTAATTTTGTTTCTTCGTCCATTGCGCTTGGATCTTTACTATATAATTCAATACGCTTCTTAGTCATTGGTTTTTGTCTTTCACCAATAGCAAGACAATTATCAGGACTTAATATGTTTGGTACACCATCACCAGTGTCACCACAAAGTACGTGTTCTGTTATATATTGCTGAGGATTTGCATGTCTTACAAACTTCTTAAGGACGGGATTGTATTGGTCAACATTTGCGAATCTTTGTAATTGAATAAAGTCCTTATCACCAGACAGAATCAGAATCTTTTCTGCTCCTGTATTCAATTCAGTACCATGTTCTATACAGAGTGCTGCGATAATATCATCAGCTTCACAACGATCAACATAGACTACTTTGTAAGGAAAGAACTCTTCAATTTCTCTACGTATTTGGTGGATGATATCAAACAAAGCATTCCAATCGAGTTCAGAATCATCTCTGTTCTTTTTACGATTTGCTTTATAGTATGGAAAGTAATCTTTTCTCCATACGTTTGTGTTATCAGCGCAGATTACGATTTCGCCGTATTCTTTCGAAAACTTCTTGCGATTGAATCTTATTGAATTGAGGAACATGTGACGAAGTAGATTCTCATCAACTTCCATGTTTGTGTGATTACCAATACCTGCGAAAAGACTCGCGAGCATTACTTGGTTATAGTCAACTAATATCATAATTTATCCATTATTTACATTTACAGATTATATTATATCAAACATCTTCATCAATGTCAATGGTTTCTTCTAAATTCTTTTTCAATCCGCCAGATATAACATC